GGTGCTTTGAATGATGCAGGTTTGTAAACTTCGCCAGTCTTCTTATCAACAAAGGCATGGACACTACGAGATTGACCGTTAGTCTCCATAATCACTTTGTGATACTTTCTACCACTTTCGATGAAGAACTTGTAGGGATCAGAGTTAGGATGACTGGTCTTGAAATCAAGTTCAAGTGCATCACACAACATCAGCGTATATTTACGGATATTAAGTTGAATCGTATTGCGTGCATCTTGTGTTGCAACATAGTCAGCGAAGGAAGTAGTCATTGAATCAGTGCTCATACTATAGAGACAGTTTAGGGGGGACAGTTACCAACTTTTAGGCATTGTGAAGTTGGCATGAGAGAAAACCTCTCTATTCACGAGTTTGAACATACCAAACTGATTGGTGCGAACATAACCCTCACCACCACATTGTCGGTTGCCAATGTATGCTTTGGGACCATTGTTACGGCAAAGATAAAGCATATCCTCCTTAATAGACTTGACAAGCGACCACAAACGCAATACATTCACGTCGATGTCATTAGCAAACGCAAGTGCATCTAAAGTCAGGTCATCAATATCGAGACCAGCACGAATGACACTATTAAGTTGTTGCTGAATCTGCTGTGATTGCTTAGGAGTAAGGAACTCACACATCAATGACATTTGTTTAGTAAATGCAACAATCTCTGTAAAGTCCTCATCAAACATGTATGCTTTAGGTTGAATAAACTTACAGCGAGGTGTATCTGCTAAGCGAAAGTCAATAGGACGTGCTACAGCGTCTCTCAGATCGCTCTCAGCGTAGTATATTGTATGAGGTGCTACGATGATGTCTTGCGTGATAGATTCACGGAAAACATACGTCAGCGTGTTAGGTGTGTAAGTATCATCGCCACCAAAACCAATAAAATCACATTGTATAATATGGGGTGTAGAAGGGAAGCAATCAAAACAATAATGCAGAATTTCAGCAACTGTCCCAGTGTGATTTTGCTCAATCTCTTCATGAGTTTCATTGATTTTGATCTTAACTTTATTGAACACTGATTTTGTTCCCACGAAGAACTTACCTGTCGCAGGATTCGTGCCCCATACAATCGCAGGAGCACCATCAATTTTTGTAGAGAGTTGACTATCTTGGCAGGCAAACCAGTCAAGAACTGTGAGATCTCCTGTGAGAATCGCATCTTCAGGATGTTGTAGATGTGTGTTCTTCATACTACTGGGACACTTTAGGGGGGACAGTTATTTCTTCTTACTCCGTTTCTTTATAAAATTTAGCGCAGATTGTCGATTTCTGCAATACTTAATGCTATTTCCCTGATGTATCATTGCTAGTTTTGTGGTACTGCCAGCAACAGGAACAGCAGCATACATCATAGGATCATTATACTTTCCCACAATAAATCCCTGCTCTGTGGATTTGGGATCTAGAATGTTGCTCTTGTGATTGATAATTTTCATCCCCAGGTATCCATATATTCTTCAAAAGTATAATATTCATCAGTCGATGTTTCTTCCACCAACTCATCTAGGGTCATTTCAATCAAATCCTCACGATATTCTTCAGGAGTTTGATCTTCAGGATCATAATCATCATGGCAGAGATATTCCCACTCTGCCACAAGTGCATCAATAAGTTGTGCTTTAGTGTACTTCATCGACGCACCTCAGTGATAGCTGGTTGACCTTGATTGAACACGACATCAACAACTGCCTGAACTCTGCGTGATGTGCTGATGCCAACCTTATCATATACAGGAATACAAACTAGACCAAAGGTTTTGTTCTCTCCACCAGTACGAATCACACGACCGATAGACTGACTGATGCCAATAAAGTCCATGTTCCGCATGAAGAATACTGCCTCAAGTCCCTTGACATTCATACCCTCAGACAGAATACTGTGGTGCATGACAATAAACTTTTTGTCAGGATCTTGTCCCCATTTGTTGAGAGTCTCGAAGAAACATTCACGGTTGACTTTCACACCATCAATGATTGCGCCATGCTTAGCAGTAATGTGCATCCATGAATATCCACGAGATTCTACCTCTTCACAAAAATTAGATTGTGCAACCAAGCGCATGATTTGCTTGGTAGATCTAGCAGCAATGAGAATTTTGTCCAGTGGTTGTTCATCAATGGTGTGCAGCAAGTTCTCACAATCAGTCAACTTAGCATCACCAGTAGGTAGATTCTTGACCACAACTTTAGGTGGGAGAATATAACCTTGCTCAACAAGTTTAGGAGCAGGGACATTACAAATCACCTGACCATATACTTCAGGATCATTCATTCCTGGTTTGAATACTGTAAGACTATGCTTAGGAGTAGCAGTAAAAAAGTAACAGCGATCAGCATCAGTAGAGAAGAACTCGGTGGCAGAAAAGAAGTTACGCTGCACACTATTATGTGCTTCGTCAAAGTATATTGTATTCACCTCAATGTCTGCTTCCATAACACGATGAAGCGAATGATATGTGGTGAAGATGATAACATTCTCACCAGCAGTTCGCGCAGTGTTGGCAAACATGTGGATGCTATCAGATTTAGTGGTGCTAAAATGTTGCGTCTCACCACTATGAACGTGCATGATATGAGTATGAGTTGTATCAATCAACTCAAGAAACTCAGAGCACAGTTGTTCTGCCAGGAGAATACGGGGAGCAACAACAACAAATGTTTTGCCGTATTGAATACCCATCTCCATCATGGTCTTAGTGTCATCAATCATACAGATGGTTTTGCCACCACCAGTAGGCACAATGATCTGACCCCGGTCATTATCCCACATAGCATTAACTGCCTGTTGTTGATGGGGACGAAGTTGGATCATCAAAGGTTGGTCACTCACTACTACATCATTTTAGGGGGGACAGTTCTATTTGTCCAGCACTACTTCTTTAAGTTTACATTGTAGTTGCTGGCAGGTTTCTCTCTCTTCTTCTGAATATCTTTCACCAATCTCTCACCTGCACGGCGAATTTGCTTCTTCTCATCCTTAGTGTAGGCACCCTTGGTTGTTCTTACATTGGCATCGCCTTTGTAATTGGGATTTGTTTTCTTTTCGGGTGCTTTCTTCGTCAGTAGTTGTGAAGCAGTCTGTGTTTTTGCTCCTGCTTCTCTTGCTTTTCTCTCTTTATATGCTTTGCGTTGTGCTTCCTTAGCAGATAATGCAGCAGAACCTCTCTCTTTTGTGGGTTGTTGTTCTTTAGCAGAGCGTGGACGTTGTGTGCCAATGTCCTTTCTAGATTTATAATCAGAGGGAGCAGTCTTGCCCCCTCCGATTGGTTTCATGCGGCGCATTTCGGGTTTAGTTTTCTTACGTTCAGCACCAACCCTCCCACCTTCACCTTGACGGCGAATCTGAGAGGATCCCATGACATCTTTGTCATAGACTTCAGTAATAAACTCCCGAAAGGTTTTCATCTCTTACTTACACTTTTCAGTTATTTATTCCTCCTCTTGTTCTACTTCTACTTTCTTGGTCACTTTAGGACCTTTCTGAACAAGATCGTTGTCATAGAAGTATTTAATCCGCTCTTGCCGATGTGCTTTCAGATCATCATATTTTGCCTGTTGATCATTAGTGAAGCGGAAATCTTGCTCGCGCCAGGTGTCACGCATCTCGCGCATTTGATAGAGAACTTCGGCAGGTTTCATTTCAGTAATCGATGTTGGAGTTGAGGTAATCATTGATGTTGAATTTTTGTTCATCATCAACTAAATCTGCGAGGTCTTGTTCAACATAATCAAAGTTGACAAGTTCTTCTACTTGTTGTTTGTTGAGGTAGTAATCCATGTGGTTGTGCTTACATTGTAGTGACACTTTAGGGGGGACAGTTTACTTAACCAAGATTTGAAAGTCAGTGCATCCCTGCTCAGTCATTACTTTCTCCCAGAATACAGCATCATCAATTTTCATGAATGTTGCTGTGTGCTTTGCATAACCCTTTTTCTTGGGTTTTAGATAGTTCACTTGGTACATCATTCCAATGACGAATTACTCCTGAAACAATAAAAAAATTAGTAGTGAGCAGACTGACAAATATGATGCTGCGAATGATAGCAACATAATTATCGTAAGGTTCTGTTTTGTCATCACTAAAACTCCCTAATGAATACTTCCATATCTGCCAAAGTTTTAGCATACTTATTCTTCCTCGTATGAACATATTCTAATTCTTTCCATTGATGTGGGAAACAAAGTAGCAGTGTATGAATATATTTGTGTCTTTCATTCTTTGTATATTGACAATTAGGTTTTGGTTTGATACCAGTCTCTATCGTAATATACTTTTCATCATAGAAGTACACCCAACCCTCAACATTTACGTGATCTGATTTCCATCGAACATAATCATCAACCTGAGGAATGTACTTCATAGAAATGCCCGCATCAATGGATTTAGGTTGAGTTGCATAGCAGTATAATCACGGGTGTCTCCAATGTCTACCTGATCTCCATGCTTGGTGGAGTTAATAGGCGCGTGATAGCATCCCTTCTTTGTATTGTAGAATCCCCAGATTGTGCGGACAGGATCAGATGTATATGAAAAAATAGTATGGTTACGTAACCAAATACTAACCATGTTTCGCTTGTGTTCTTTAACTTCATAGGAATATCCTTGAGGTGGTTTGTGTGGGAATCCATCAGGCAGATTCATGTGAACTCAGCAATGTAATAATCTACAGTAACTTCTAGTTTTGCTGCTTCTTCTTCACACTCAGCGATAAAATCATCAATCATTTTGTCAACTTTAATTTGTCTGCTTTCATCATTGTAGTCGATCATTTAACAATTCCTCCAGTTGTTTGATGACATTTTCAGGCGTATATGCGCCTGTTTCTCTTTTACGTTTCTCCATCTCATTCTCAACTTTTTGAGTGATAGAAGCATGACGTTCATGTTCAGATGGGTGCATCATCAACTTCTTTGTTTCTTTCATACAAAATTGAAGTTGAAGCAATTCAATATCAGTAAAATCAATCATACGGCAAGTGCTCCATCAGGGATTTTAACAAACTCAGGACTTTTGGAATCATCAAATGAGTGCATGTCTACACACTTCCATTCGTTATTTACAGACCAGATATAAGCATACTCCTCGTTGTTGTCTTTGTCAAGATACTTAAAGACACTATCATCCAAACGAGGAGGACAATCCTCACCGCGTTGTGCATAGTATTGAGGACCATATTCCTCAACTTCAACATTCTCAATCACATATTTTGCAATTTTCTTACCAGTCCAACGGTCTTTTGTCCAACAAACTGACATATCACCACCATCAATCAGGTCTGTTACTTTCTCCTTTGTATTGTAGTGCGTCTTAAGAATCCGACCCAACCACTGAGGATAACCATCCCAGTGATGATAAACAGAAAGAATAGAATTGTCACTGAGTTGAATACCGATGCGTGAACGAGTGCCCATGATGAAGAAGTGAGTGGGTGAGGGCGGAGACCTGCGGTTGAGGTCTCTCTTATCGTGTCTGCCCTCTTACATTACAGGGACACTTTAGGGGGGACAGTTACTGAACTCAGGAGTGGATTGGAAACCTCTTCACACCTTTGTCTTGTTATGTCAGTATAATGCTCATCCAAATCTATCCCAACAAACTTTCTATATTGTTGAATTGCTGCGACTCCAGTGCTACCACTACCACAAAAAGGATCAAGGACAGTAGATCCTTCGGGAGAATAGATCTTGATAAGATACTCCATCAATGCTATTGGTTTGACTGTGGGATGATCATTATTCTCTCCCTTTTCTTTTCTAGTAGCACGAGGAGCATAAAAATACTTTTGCTCATCCTTATTAACCTCTCCGATGATATTCATCGGGTATCTTCCATCTGGGTTAGCATCAGTTGTACCGTAATCTTTTGCTGTGCCCGTTGTTATTCCAGCACGTCCAAATGTACGACGTTTTGATCCTTGTGCCACCCAACCTTTGGGTGGTTCTTTCTCCCAAGGCACGCGAGTATTGTCGGTATCTATCAATCCACAACCCCATTTCTCATGATTATCTTTCAATGAATCCTCATATGGTTTCTGACCAACTACAATCGGTTCATGAGCAGGTTTCAATCTATTATACTTTGCCATCTTAGTTGTAGTCATCCACATGATCTGATCCTTAATAACAAAACCAGCATCTTCTACGTTACATGCCAAGCGATGATATAGTTCAGGTGAACAGAATGCAAGACAAAAAGCACCTGGGCGAAGTGTACGATATACTTCACGCCAGATGTTTACATCGGGAACAGAATGATCCCAGTGATCCATACCCATACCATATGGTGGGTCAGTAATACACGAATGAAAAAAGTTCTCCCCATAAGTGGAGAGAACCTCTTGACAATTACCAGT